ACAAGCACTACCACCCCAACCACAGAAAGGTTTTGTAAGGTCTGAGATGGAGCCGTTCACACGGCGACTACTACACGCTGTGCGTAGAGTGCCTGCGATGTCCACGGAAGAATTCGTCGACACGTATACAGGTGCGAAGCGCAAGATGTATAGTCAGGTTGCTGAAGGTTTACTGGTGAAGCCATTGCGTCGCCAGGACGCCTACATCCAACCCTTCATCAAAGATGAGAAGACGAATCTCACTAGGAAGGATGACCCTTGTCCAAGGATCATTCAACCCAGGTCTGCAAGATTCAACGTTGAAATTGGAAAACACTTAAAACCAATGGAGAAGCCAATTTTTCGCGGCATAGCTGCGATATTTGGTAGCACGACAGTCATGAAAGGGTACAATGCTCATGATCGCGGGAGGATTTTGAAGACAAAGTGGGATAGGTTTAACAAGCCTTTTGCCATAATGTTGGATGCCTCTCGCTTTGATCAGCATTGTTCACGCGACATCATCGCATGGGAGCATCATGTTGAGGAGCGCATTGCTCTGGAGAGTAGAGATCTCCGGAAGCTAAATAGAATGCGCCAACCCAATAAGTGCTTTATACGAACCAATGATGGAGGGTATAAATATACTCTTAATGGCGTGAGGATGTCTGGTGACATGGACACAGCAATGGCAAATTGTATGACCATGTGCGCCATGACTTATTCTTTCATGGCATCCATAGGGATTTGCAAATATGAGTATGCAAATGACGGTGATGATGGAGTGCTTATTGTAGAGGGCGGGGATAGCTCACGTGTACTGGACACATTTAAGGCCTATTTTCTTAAGTTTGGTTTCACTATGAAGCTAGAGGGTACAACCACCGTATTGGAGGAGATCGAGTTTTGCCAAGCTCATCCTGTTTGGGATGGTGAAGGCTATAGACTCGTTCGGGACCCACGAGTCTGTCTTGGAAAAGACAGTCTTTCCCTAAAAGGCAAGACTGACGTTCTTGTCATGTCCGAATTGCGGAGTTCCATAGGGTGGTGCGGCCTGTCCTTAGCGGGAGATATGCCAATATTTAATGAATTCTATCATTCCATGATTAGTCATTCAGAGCGGGCGCTCGAATACGATACTGGAATGAAGTTCTTAAGTAAAGGTATGACCCCTAA